TACAGCAGTATAGAGGTTACATATTTTGGAGTAAGATATAAACCTGAACACGGTGTTTCTGATATGATTTTAAAGTTCGATAAGTTCTTTAATGTGGATGTCGCCTTAAATGGCTTATAACTACTCGCTAAACGTAACCAACCAACTTAACTAATGGAAAATAATAACGTTGAATTTTTGGAGTGTAGGACTTGTATTTTTCGTAACGTGTCAAAACCTAAGAAAACATTAATACAAATTTGTAATATCTCAAAAGAAAAAATAAAGGCTAAAAATAAGGCTTGCGAAAATCACGACTTTAAAACTGATTAAATGATAAAAATACTAATTAACTTACCTAAACGCACGGAAAGACGCGCGGAGTCTGAAAAAAATATAAAATCTTTTTTTAACGACGATAATACTCGTATTTATTTATCGTATGGCGTCGAGTTAGAAAATACGACTCACGGAGTTAGGGAGGCGCATAAAAACGCCGTTCGAGTTGCTGTCGCTAACGAGGAAAAAAGCGCGCTAATATTTGAGGATGACGTGTTATTTAGAGACGGCGCGTTAAGTTACTTTAACGAGTTAATGGAAAATTTACCCGACGATTACGATATTATTTTATTCGGGATTTACTCGGGACAGATTTTTAAAACTAAAAATTTATATTTTGACAAGGTTAATAAATTCTCTGGATTGCAAATGTATTTAGTCAATGAGAAAGCCTACGAGAAAATATTAAACTACTCAGGAGGGCAACCAATCGACCATTGGATTGGTTTAAATTTAAACTGCTATATCAGTAAAAAACATTTCAGCTATCAAAAAGACGGTTATTCGGATAACGCAAAAACCGTCACGAAATATAACGAGACTGTTTTAGTTGATTATAAAGATTATTTTTTTAAGAAAGATTAAAACAGCTCTAACAAAAAGAACTCCGCAAAGTCGCCGTTTTTAGCTACTTCGATTATGCCGTAGTATTTGCCGTAATTCTTAATATATACAGAGCCTTTTAAATTCACTCTTTTAAATTCGATGTCTTGTATTTCGGTGTTAACTTTTAAAAGCCTTACCGTGCCAGAAAGAACCAAAGATAGTAAATCGTTAATGTAGTTTTGCCAAAATAAATCAAATATATTTCCCATAAACAAATCGCTCGAGAAAAATATTTTACTATTTGTTGAGTCGTTCCAAAGCAAGTGTAATGGCTGTTCTTGGAATAACACATACTCCTCACCGCTTATAAAATTATGTTCTTGAGCTATGCAAAATCCGTCATAATAACCGCCTATTTGCATATTAGACGTAGAAAATTTAGAGTCAATAAATGTTTTTTCTGTAACTAATCTGGTGTCACTTGCAAGAACTGAATAGTCTACGTCTAAAGGTGCTTTTGAAAGGTATTTGAAAAAATTTTCCTGAGCTAGTTTTGAGTAAATGTATTTTGTATCGTATGTAATTTCTTTTATAGATGTTATTTTTTCAGTAATGTCGTAAGCCGTAGAGTTCTCGTTTAATCTGTCTTTAAAATAATAAGTATCACTATTTACATCGTAAATTAATTGACTACAAGTTAAGTCTAACGCCTCGCGAACAAACTCTCCTACTGTCAAATCTATGTTTGTAGGTATGTGGTATAAACTCGGAAATCTTAAAGGGTTAGGCGTTGTTAGCGTTTCGTCTATTGCTGTTGTAATAGTCATATTAAAAAACGCATCGCTTACGGTCGTTATCTCAAAAAAGAACCAGTCTCCGTCCTCAGCATCGAAATAATAATCTCCGTCAGCCGATATTGTGTGAATATTTGTAAAAGTTGTGCCTCTGTATCTAACCAAAACAGGAATAGCACCAGAGCTTATGAAATAATCTGTAACGGTTATCTTATTGTTAAAAGTATTTCCAAAAGCTTTAAATCTTTTTGTTTGTGGAACAGGACCATATCCGTTGTTTATTATAATTCCGTCAAATCCAGAGTCTGAATCCATCCAAGACTTAAAATAGTAACTATTACGCCCGAAAGTTGGCGACAACGGGCTTAAATCCGCGCTCCTCCTATAATCTAACTGTAACGCGTTGTAAAAAGGTATATAAGTTTCTGTATAATGAACTTGAGCTTGAAAAATATTATTTGTGCAAATGTCTATCTCTTTGTTTGGTCTGATAATTAAATTTTGTAAAAAATCATTCTTAACCGTTGGAATATCTAAAGTAAACCCATACTCTGCGAAAATTAATCCGAGTAAATAATTAAAATTAATTAAAGGGTGAATAAATGTACTAAAATGCTGGTCCTCGTCTGTTCCTGTTAAATCATTGTACTTACAATAGCCGTATGTATTAGCCTTTAGAGTTGTATATCCGTCATTATCAAATGTTGCATCGTCGTTATAATTCCACTCAACAAAAGGAAACGATTTTAAAAACTCCCCTAACTTTGTAGTATTGTTTAAAATAGCCCCAACAAAATCGAAATTATCCCAAGTTAACGAACATTCGTAACTGTCAGTCGTTGAAAGTAATTTTAAATTAGCCTTGCTTATTAAAATAACGCCGTTTGTTAATACGTCGCAAGTATGCAAATCATACGGGAAATTAGATTTATACGTTAACGAGTTAGTTCTTTTAAATACCAAATCATTAACATAAGTAAAAGGAAATTTAACTGTTAAAGAATAATTATTTTTTTTTACGTCCGCAGTTTCTAAACCTCTGTAAATCCTTGTAAAATCAATGTTTTTGTCGATGTCTACTTTTTGCCCGTCGATTATAAATGTTAAATTACTCATTGTTTGACTGTAATAAAATATTTAAAGATACATCAAATAAATTTTCTTTCTCAACTATGTTAAATGAGTTCGTGTTTATTTTAACAGGAACCCAAACGCTGTTTACTTCATCGTAAACACATTTATAGTCGCTGTATAAAATATCGCTCAGGTCGTTTAAAATTGATTTCTCGACAGACTCTATATAAACGTTAATACTTTGAGAATATCCCTTTTGCTGTTCGCTATAAAGTCCACTAAACTCTGTTAAATTTTCGTCAAGGAAAAGTAAAGACGTCCCTTTGCTCGATGCTATATTTTCAGATTTAAAGTTCATGGCATAATATCGCCAAATTCCGAAACGATTTAAAAAACGCAATCCTATTGCTCTAGCTGTATCGTCGCATGGGCAAACTTCATTTAAGTAAATTCTATACGGTGTTGTGTCAGTCATTACGAAAGTAGTTGCACTAAACGAGTGACTCCCAAATCCTGACGTATCCGCGTCAAAGTAACCGATCATTTTTAAAACACCGCCCGCGCCGCAAACAACGTCAACGGTTGTTGTCCCTATTACTGAAATTAACGCGCTCTCGTTTCCTCCAAGTGATACCTTTATGCCGTATGGTGACGAACTCGGATTGTTTACGTTGTCAATAGTTACGCTTATCTTATAACTCTTTCCAACCTCGAAAGTCTCTTTTGTATATTCAATTTCTAAAGTGTCGCCGCAACTAACGTCTGGCATTATAAATTGAAGTTTATTCGATACTGTAATCCCGAAAGTAGTAGAGCATCCCGCAAAAGTTGAACTCGTCCAAAAATTATTGCCTCCTAAGTACTGTAAATTTTGATTAGTGACGTAATTTCGTATCGAGTAGTATATATAGTCGATTGGGTCAGTTATCGCGCTTAAATCAATTATTGCGGACGCTTGTTTTAATCCTAAATAAACCGTCGATGTGTCTTTTAACATGACGGTTACAAACGACCATCTGTAAAATAAATAACCAAATTCAGTTAACCCCAATTTAGGGCAGTAATCAAATGAAGTAAATTCGTTAGCCTTTCCCATTTCGTCAAAAACGCGTCTTTTACCTAAAATAATATCTGTAATACTAAGTATTTGAGTATCTATTAAAGTGGTATTATTGTAAAGTTTAAACGTAATATTTAGCGACTTATCCGTGGAAAATGTTTCGTTTTGCTTTCTGTCGTAAAGTAGTTTAAATATATCCGACATTGAAAATACAACCGACGAGGTAAGAAAATACAAATTTTCTTGGTACAAATAGCCGCTAATTGTAAATGAAACCTCGACAAAAGTCGCCGTCGTGTTTTTTATTACTTCTACCCTGTTTAAGTCTCCCGAAAAAACTTTATCGTCTGGGTAATTTATCGTCATTGTTGACGGATCGGTGAAAGTTCTCATTTTATTACTGTTCTTTTAGTGAAATATACCTGTCATTTGCGGCGTGAAATTCTTTCAAAGTTAACATATTTGGCGGAATCATTGCCGCACCTTTTGCGAAAGCTCGCGCTAACATTTCCTCCCCTTGTAGTTGGTTGTTTATTTGTTGATTTCCGAATCCGACACCTCCTCCCGCTTGATTTAAAGATGATAATAAAGGTGTAAACATACTCGTCGAATTAGCGTTAATAATACTTTCGCCGTTGCTTACTCTTGCCTCGATACTATCAGACGTTCCCGTCCCTCGCCCAATAATCAAACCTCCTGAGGCGAACGCTGGTTTTTTAGGTAAAGGACTATCGTTAAACGCTTTCTTTGCTCCTGCGATACTTGTCGCAACTGACGCCGTCCCCGCCAAAATAGTGGCTAACATATCGAAAACAGTAATCGAGCGCGTCGCTGCCATTTTAGTAACTCCCGCGATAGACTCCGACAAAGCGATACCAATATTAAAAATCGCTAACGCTCTTTGAAATTGTGCCGCCTCGTAGCTATCGTCTGCTAAGCTGCTTATAATTGTGCCGATTGACTGACTTATGTTTGTCATAGCGGCGTTAAAAGATACTAAAGAGGTTAATTGAGCCGCCGTTACATTTTCCTGAGCGATTATAATATTTCTTTGACTCTCAGCGATTGCAATCTCGTAATCTAATTGAGTTTGATACAATGCCGCCTTTGTTTCAGCGTCTAAGTTTTTTAAATTCTCAGCCTCTAAAATAGCGCGCTCCAATTCGATAGCTTTTTGCTCCTCGATTGCTATATTGTTATTCTCAGCGTTTAAAAATCTTAATTGAAACTCTTTGTCGAAAGACTCTTTTAAACGTTGCTGTCTGCCTATTAAATAAGCGTCGTTTAATGCGTCTGAGTCCTTATTAAATTTATCTTCAATAGCTAACCTTTGTACATTTGTTAGCTCGTCATTTAATAAAACAGCATCGCGCTCTAAAGTTAATCTAGCGATTTTAATATTTAGCTCGTCCTGAGAGCCTTTCTCGCTTAGTTCTAATTTAGCCTCGAGGCTTTTTTGTTTTGACTCTAAATCTTTTCTGATATTTTCCTCAAGAGACTTGTCGTTTAATTCGTTTATTTTATCGACTAAATTTTTCTCATTTAATAAAATAATATCGTTAATCGCTTGTTTTGATTTAGCCGTTAAATTTTCCTCTGTTTTTAAACGTTTTAATAAATCTGCGTTTGCTCTTTCTGTCTTTACTTTCTCGGCCTCGATTTGTCTTTGTAACTCGTTTTTAATTTGCTCGATTGCTAAATCCTCTAATTGTCTTAATAACTGAGTCTCTTTATTAATTTGCTCGTCTTTATTTTTTTTCCAAGTTTCAAAACGTGCTTTTTGTTCGTTTGCTAACTCGTCCTCTGCTGAATTTAATTTTTTATTAATCTCTTTAACGCCCTCAAAATAATTTGTCTGAGCGTTATAGGCTGCGGCTCTGGCGTCTGCGATTTTTTTCGCCGTGTCGTCGCTTGTATCCTCTTCGTTTTTTGCAACTTGCTCAATAATTCTCAGCCTCTCGTCTGCGATTTTTTTCTCGTCCTCTAAATTTTGCCTATCTAAATCGAGCGCATCTTTTAATAGCGCTATTCTAGTTTTTGCGTCGTTTTTATTTTTATCCGTTACCTCAGCCATTAACTTGGCTCTCTCTAAATTTCTTTTAGCAGAATTTACGGTAAAATTACGCTCTGCCTCCTCCAATTCGTCCTGAGCCTTAACCAAGTTTCGAGCCTCCTCAGCCGCCGCACTTAATCCCGTTTCTATTCCAAACAGTCCCGCCGTAAAGTCGACCATTGCCGCTATTCCCTTTGATAGTCCTAAAACTAAATCGGCAACCGCTCCCGCAACCCAAGCAAAAAGAGAACCGACAGCGTCTAAAATTGGAGTGAATATCGCGAACGCCTCCGACAGCTTTTCGCTTGCCTCGTCGTTTTTCTTAAATCCGTCACTTAATAATTTAACCGCCGCGATAATTGCCAAAATAATAGCTGACACGATAATAATCGGAGGAGCTAAAAAAGCCTTTCCCATTGTAACCGCTCCCTTTGTAATAGTGCTAAAAGCTCCGCTTGTCGCATTACCCGCGACCTCAGCGCCTTTACTTAAATCCGTGATTGACTCTCCGACGCCCTCTAAATTATTAGAAATATTAACGACCGACTCAGACGCTAGCTCAGACTTTGACGCAAAGCCGCCAATAACAGACGACGCCCTATTTAATGTATTTGAAAAGTTGCCCGCAAATCCTCCCGTTATACCTAATTGATCGCCCATTTTTCCGAGAAAACCCGTTATTTGTTGAACTCCCTTTCCAGCGCCGCCCATTTGCTCGGGATATTTTCCGACTTGTCTCTGAAAACGTCCCGTCGCTTGCTCGGCCTCGTTTAATTGTTCTATTGTCTCACTAATATTTTTTTGTAGCTCCTGCCCTTTTGCCGACTCTCTCTCCGCTTTGCTTAAATTATCATAAGCCTTAGTGCTATTGCTTAATTGAGCGCGTAAAGCGGCCAAAGAGTCCGAATTATCTTTTTGAGCCTTTATATTATTTTTTAACTCTTTCTCGTTTAATCTTATAACCTCGTTTTGTTGAGCGATTGCAACTTTTACGGCCGTACTTTTTTTAGAGTATTCCTCCGACGTTAACGAGCCTTTTTTAAACTCTTCCGTTAAATCAGATTGAGACTTTTTTAATTTCTCGATTGATTGTTGACTTTCAAAAATTGCCTGAGTCGCTTTGTCGTTAGATACGATAATTTCTAATAATATTTCCTCTTTGTAAGCCATGCTATAAATTTAATTTAATTTGTTTAATAATTTCAAACTGTATGTCTTTTTTTATTTCTGGTAATGCCTCACTAAAAGCATTTGAAAAAATATCTTTTCGACCGCCTTTACGAAATAAATCCGTCCCGTTTTTCTTTATGTTAAAAGAAATCGCACCTGCAGCAATATTTAAACTCCTCTCGTTTACTGAGTATTTCGGTCTCCAATTTTGCGACTCTTTCCGTTTATACGGTATTTGAGTAACTGAAATTCCTTTGTCTTTAATCCATTGTTTTATAATGTCGTTAAAGCCTTTAGGGATACCTCCCGCCATACGTCCCGTCTCAACTGTCGCAAACGCTTTACGTCCATAAATTATAAAACCATAATCCGACGACTCGAGTCTTAAACTTTGACTCGTCCGTCCGCTTGCGTTTGTCCCCGTACTTTCCAGATTGTCTTGAATTTTAGAGATTGCCGCTTTTAATTTAGCCTCGACTATTTGTTTTAAATCCAATTTTTACGACTGTTTAGTTTCCTCTTTAAAAAAGTTCGTGATAAATTTTCCCGCAAATCCTAAAATCAAAATCCCGCCTATAATTATTTTTAATTCTTTAGGCGAAAAAATATCCTTTAACTCGTCAAATCCAATTAATCCAGACGCGCCAATCGCGCCGCAACCGTATAAAATAGAGTCTCCAATTTTACGCCATTTTGCAGGAGTTGGCGCGTAATAACGACTCGCTGTTTTTTTTATTTTTGTTGTCATAATTTTTATAATTTAAAGTCCGTTTGCTAGTTTTGCGTTATAATTTATTTCAGACATTGTTGAAAATCCTTGTTTGTCATAGTGTGCTAAATCAGCACCTGCATAAGAAAGAACTTGAAGGCCCTCAATAACAATAGGAGGCAAGTGAATATTTTGATAGCTCGTAATTAAGTGGCTAAATAGAATCAAGGCTCCAGAAGTTAGAGAACTAAAAAGCATCATAAGAGGTGATGAAGTATTTATGTTATGGTGTCCCATTATTTTTCTATTATTAAATTAAAACTTACTTCTTTTGTGCCTGTAATAGCCCAGGCATTACCGGCTGCTCCTGTTCTAAAATCTATCGTGTCAGAACCTCCGTTTATTAATATCCTTGTGAAAATTGAACCAGAAGCTCCGTTGACTCCATAACCTGAATAAACTTGTCTATGACCTTGATTTGTGTATGGTAATTGAATTGTAGTAGTAGCATTATTTGATGTTCCGACAACATATCCAGTAACAATATAATAATCGCCCATATCGACTGATCTGACTGATTTAGTAGTATAAGAAGCCCAGCCAACAAAAACACAACTAGAAACTATATCAATAAAATTATTTTTAGTTAATTTTAATGCTAAATCTGTATCGTCTGCAATAGTTCCGTTTCTGTCTGGAAAAGTATATGTTCTTGATGCCGTATTAGTATTTGTAAAAAAACTGGTAAATGTATTTGCGGCATTTTTAAAATTTATTTTAAATAGTGTTAATCCAACATAACCTCCAGAAGCGTCTTTGTTAGAAGATTGTTCTGCTCCAACAATCCTAGCATCGTTTCCTTCTGCAACTGTTCCTGCAGTAGATCCATAATTAGCATTGTCGGCCGTTCCTTTTGCTACCGAAATTAAATCTTTATTTGAATCGACTTCCAACCTTTGATTTGCTGTAGTTGAACTAAATCTTGGTGCTGTAGTAAAAGTAATTTTTGCGGCAAACGTATGAGCAATAGCAAGTACACGAGTCCAGAAATTTAACCACAATTTTTTTGTAGTCACTATTCTTTCATCGTCAGTAGAAGTTTCATCGGCTACAATGGCAGCACTTACAATTTTTGCAGTACCTCTTAACGATTCAGTTGCTTGTTGCAAATTGTGGTCTAAATCTCCCCAATCTGACGAGTTATCCGTTGGATTATCCACTAAAGCGTAAACAACGTCTCCGTTTTCATAATCGAAGCCGTCAACAGTCCCCGCCTGTCCATAACCGACGCGGAAAGCCCAACCCGCTTTGATAGTTGCTCCCCACTGTGTTATAAAAGGAGTTGTATTACTTTCGTCAGCTAATGGATAAGAACCGCTTGAAGCGTCCCAATCTCCAATAATTTTAATATTTGACTGAACTCTATTGTCAACAAAATTTTCAGTCGCAATTTCAACACCATTTTTAGTTAATGAAGGTGTTGCAAATTCAATGTTTCCATCTGTTATTACAGAACCTGTGCCATTTACAGTAGTAGTAATATTCGTAGCTTGTACAGTATGTTGAGCGTAATTAGTTCCATCGTTTACATTAGTTTGTACATAATTATCTGTTATACTTATGTCTGCTAATCCATTTAAACTTTGAGCTATTACACCGTCAACTGTTGGGTTTTCTGTTATTACTTGTTGGAGTGTTGGGGTGATTATTATCGGATTAGTTGGGTCTGTATTATCTACATTTGGGCCTGTTACTGATTGGACTCCTGTCGTCGTTGGTAAATCATCTATTTGCTGTTGTAATGAGTCTAACATTTCGTTAATAGAAACAATAGACGAACACTCCGAAACTTTTTGACAAAACGACGGAGAGGACGGTAGCTCTCCGTGACTGTCGGGAACGTCACAAGCTAAATTTAAACCGACTCTCTCTTTTATATTATCGTTAAATACAACTCCTAGTAAATTATCGTCAAACTCGTCGTAAACAATTTCGTAACGAACCGTCTCGTTATTTATTTTAAATTGAAAGTCAAATTTTAATTTGTGGTATAAAATTACCATGTCTTGCTTTAACTCGTAACGCATAGTCTCAACGTCTGACTCTTTAAAACCTTTAGGCATTTTATTTAAAAAAGCCACGCGGATATTAACCGAATCTCTGTAATGTGAGTTATTGGAGGCAAACTCTCCCGTCTCTTGAATAAAAACTAAAATGCAAGGCATTGTAATTTTTGACAGCTCAACGTTTGCGCCGTTTGATGTATCGACAACAACAGAGTAACCCGTCATTGTTTCGGCTATTAGTTTTATTTTAGCGTTAATATCCATTATCTTTTTACTTTTTGTTTTTGTTTTCTGTCGTTAACCATTCTAAGGTTACGCTCGTATTTTGAATTTGCTAAATCAGATTTTTTGTGTAAAATAAAATCGCTTAACAAAACATTCTCAGCCTCTTTAAAAGATTTGCAGAAAAATTTTTGTTGGCAGTATATTAACATATTTTCCGAAAAGCTTGGAAAGTTAACGCCTTTAGATGCTGTTATTTCCTCTGGCATTTGATCTATGCTTAACGATTTTAAATATTTAATAATCTTATCAATCTCCTGCTTTAAATGCTTTAAACGGGCTGCATATTCGTAAACCGTTATGTCTTTATTCTCTTTAAAAAAATAATCTTTAAAAAACTCTTGATCCCCAACCATTAAACGAATAAAATCCCCAATCGTTCCGCTAAGTATCGAATCGTATTTGCTGAGGTATTCGTTAGGAACTTTCTCGGCAATTAAATTTAAATCCTCCTCTTTTAAAAAGATTGAACACTCGGATAGTTTAGTTTTTTTAGTTATAACCATAGCTTTAAATCAAAAAAGGGCGGGCTAAATAACCCACCCTTTTAAAGTAATTAATTTTTAAATTTAATTAAGGCTTAACAACCGCTCCCGCCTCAAATTTACCGAACCCACCGCCAGCCATTCCGACAAGCTCAAAAACGTTTTGGTTTTTGTAAATGTCGTATTGGTTAATCTGCTCTGGTTTAGTGTCTCCTACAACGTTGTAAGCGTCAACGTCCATAACAATCGCTAACGCTCCGTTAGCTGACGTCACGAATTTATTAGTAATGATTTTAGCCACTCCTAATTGCTCAGCTAATGTAGAGTCGCTTAAATACTGAGTCGTTCCACCTGTCGCAAAAACTTGTTTCGCTAAAATCGTTTTGTTTTGTTTTGTTAAAACTAAAACTAAACGCCCGTCAGTGTTAATAGAGTCAACAGCTTGTTTAACTAATTCCATAGTAATCACAGCGGGAGACGCCTCGTTTTGAATTACTGTAATATAGTTAGTCGTTGCCGCAACTGCTAATTTTTCAAAAGACGAAATGTGTCTAACGTCTGAAGTAGAACGTCCGTCACCTACTAAGATTGCGCGCTCAACTTCGTTAATCCACGCGTTAGTTAACTCATTTGTGATATAAGCCACTAACATAGATTCGTTGTCAACTTGACGCATTGTCTCGTAATCAACAGGCAATAATTTAAAAATCGCTTGAGCTAAAATTGTTTTAGGATATAAATCCCAAACTTGAGCCGCTTTGTCTTGCCCCTTAGTGTGACGACCTGCGCGGCTTGTATCGCTATCCTCAGCCATTGCGTTAACAGGAACGCGAATAGCTTTTAATCCTGTATGGTTTAACATACCGAATAAAGAACCCGCTTTTTGAATTCTGTCAACAATAGACTGTACAATCTCAACAGGCAATAACGCACCGTTTGGATCAATATCGTTAGAAATTTCTTTCTTTAAAACCTCAGCCCAATTTTTACGGAATGTATCGCGTGTCGAATTTTTAATAGTATTATAAAACGCTGTTAACGCTTTTTTACTTTTTAAATAATCCTGAGCTTTGTTAACGATAACTTTCTCTTGTAACATATTTGCAAGAGTTGCGACGTCGGCTTTGGTTGCCATAGTAGCCGCCATTTTTTCTTCAACTAATTTAACTAAGTCCTCAGCGCTTACCTCAGTAGTAGCAGCCTCAGCCTCAGCGATTGCCTCGTCAAATGCTTTTTTAACATCGTCTTTAGTTTCTGGTGCTAAAGAGTTTTTTAAATTAGTTAACAATGCAACAAGTTTAGTATTTTTTTTCATAATGAAATTTTTTAATGTTTGTTTTTATGTGATAAAAATAAATAAGTTAATTTTACTTAACTTAATTTTATTTAATTATTTTTTAAAGTCAAAAGTAAATAACGATTTTCTAGGCTCTTTAACCTCAAATTTATTTCTTAACTCCTCGAGTGTCGCCTTAGCTTTTAAGTCCGAGCCTTGAGAAACTAAAGAGATGTGTCCTAAAATTCCCTTGTTTACAATAAATGCCTCTTTCTCGTTGCTCCAATTTCCCTCAGTCGCCCAACCATAAGTAGAGAAACTCGGGTAAATTCCCGCCTCAATTTTAGGGATTACCTCGTTAATAATGTGAGGAGTTTTAATTATCTCAGCCGTCCCCCATAAATAAGTATTGCCGTCCTCGAACTCGATAAACTTTCCGATAACGTGGTTTTCGTCCTCACAATGATTAATAACTAAAGGGATTGTCTGAGCGTTGTCTTTAATCATTTTCAAATGATCCGCAAAGCAACCCGCCATATCAATTTCGTAGTTGTTATTTCTAACGCCATAGTGGGCGACGTCGCCTTTAACAATATACTTTATATCGTTAGCAGTTTCTCCGACTTTCTCAAATTTGTAAGTCGTTGCATTATTTATATTAAATAAACCTTTCATAGTTATTTTATTTTATTTGTGGTAATGGTTTCTCAGTTCTTTTAGTTTCAATCACATAGTTAATTTTCATTTGCTTAGCGAAATAAATTTCGTTTGCTAAATCAAATAGTTTATTCGCGTAACTTGTGCAAGTCATACCCAACAACTCGCCGTCTCTTGCGTCAAATCTGTTAGCAAAAGTACTTTGTCCAGACGTTGCGATTAATTCATACGGCACCTCTAAATAACCAGCTAAGATTTGGATCGCGTCCTTTAACTTCGCGCTAAGTTCTAAATCCTTAATAGGCAAATTGATTTGTTGAAATTTCGTAGGAGTGTTTGAGATCATTATCGACCACTTGCCAACCTTTAAACCGTAATTATCGCGCCAATCTTTTTGTATTGCCTCTTTCTCTGTTGTTCCTAGCTTAGCCATAACTCCCGCCGTTGTCTCAGGGGACAGAACGCCCATAGCTCCAAGATTTTCGGTAGTTGCGTTAATAGCGTTTAATAAATTATCTATGTGTAAAAACAAATCTTTACAAGTGTAATAATCAGTCTTTCCGAATATCGAGAACGTGTCAGAATATAAAGTAAAAATGCGATAGTTGTTTAGTTGACTCTTTACTTCGATTTTTCCGTCCCTTAAATTATAATCTGACGTCTCCAATAAAATAACGTCGTTTGTCTCATAGTTAACAGCGAAAACAGCCACGCCGTCGAAAAACATTTTTTTATAAATTAAGCTAAATTTTTTCTCGAATAATATTTTCAATCTTAATCCCAAAACTAAATTATCTGTCCCGCTAAAATTCCAAACAACGCCCGACATGGCCGTCGTAATTTTTTTAATAATCTGAAATAATATAACGTCAGCAAATTTATAATTTGTCAACAGGTTTAAATTTCCGAATGAATTACCAACGATTAACGCGCGAGAATTTCCAGAGACAACGGACTGAGCGTTATCGTTTTTAATTATACTGATATTAAATTTTCCTATTCTCATAACATTAAATCCATTCGTTTAAAATTCCGTCAACTTTGTAGCAAACGCTTTTTTGTATTAGTTCGATTATCTCTTTTTGAGCTACTAAACTAGAATCGCTAGAATCTAAAGTATTTACATACTCTCGAATGTCGTCTAAATATTGTCTGCCTATTTTAGTATATCGGCTAATCTGAGTATTTAACTCGTTGTAATCTTTATTTTGTGAGCGAGTATCTGTTTTATTTACTGCTCCGTAACGAGTAACAACTGTTTGTTTTATTAATAAGTCAGCATAAACCAGAGCAGAGACAGCGTCGATTAATCCGTTTATGTGAACCTTAAAAGGCGACATATCGTAAAGTCCGCCATTCATTAAAAAAGCCGTAAACGTAGGCTCTGGGCTTGTGTTTACAGTACTTAACAAATAAGCGTAAAGCTCCTTTGTTAAAACTGCTTTAACATAAATATTTTCAATAGCAGAAATTGACGACTCGATAACATTGTCGTCTTTATGAAAAGAAACGTCGTGACGGTCTTTAATCTGTTGAGGTGTTATTAACTGCATTGTCTTTTTTTTCTTTAATTCTATCGTATGCTCTCGATAACACAATGATTATAGATGCCGCAACGATTGACGAACTTACCCCGATAAAATAACCAAATATAAACATCTTATTTTTTTTGTATAAAGTTAATTGAATTTTTTACATTTAAAATAAATTTCTCAGCTATTTCGTCCGTGATTGTTTCGTCGTTAATATTTATTCCTCTCCACTTAATCGACTTTCCGTTAACCATTTTATAAGATGTCGAATTGTTTTCGATAACCGATAAACTCTTTTTAACTTCGATAGCTAAAATAATTATCTGGTCCTTATAACAGTCCTCACACTTACTTTTCGGATAAAACGGAACGTTTAAAAGTTTAGAAGTATTGCGAATAAACTCCCTGTCTTTTTTAGATAACGAGAAAGCCCTATTTTGTAGGGCTTTCAATTCGTTATATATTTCTTTGCTATTCACTACGATGTCGCTACGTCAGTTAAAGCCTCGAACTTAGTTTCTGTCGTTACTAAATTGGTGTCATAAAACCAATAAGCAGGAGTCGGGTGTTCAGTCTCAGTTAACACAACAGACCAACCTCCATCCGTGTCCGCGCTGTATTTGTCATTACCCATTGCGTACGCTTTTAAGCCTTTCTCTAAACCGTAAATCTCATGTACTGAGTCAGACGGAGTTAAAGCCTTGTCTTTGTTGTTGTATTTATTTTGAATAACTACAACAAATTCGCCATTAGCTAAGCCTTTAATTACTTTCTCCGTTACGTCTGGATCGTTATTTAAAATAACAAAACCAACATTCGACGTGAATTTGTTCGAGTTTTTACCCGCAACTAAATTCGTGTCAGTCCCCGCAAATGGAGTATTTGACGGAATTGAAATCGCATAACCTTTTTTACCAACCTTTAACGGTAAGTCCTCAACGACTGTTTTTCTCGTGCCGTTGTAAACGATATTAGCAAAGTCGATGTCGTTACGGTTAATAATAACTCCGATAGGCTCAACGCCTGTAACTATTGGATTGTCGCAAGACGGTTTTATATCAGCAGACAAAAGGGTTTCGCATAAATTAGAAAAAGCCATTTTAAATATTTTTTAGATTGTTATGTTTCAAAAATACAACGGTTAATTTTAATTAACTTAATTTTATTTATTTTATTGCAGAGGTCCAGATAATCGAGCCTGTCAAAACTGATCCCGCGATAAAACCATTTTTAAAACCTTTCCAATATTTTTTTTTAGATTTCGTTAGGCTGTCAATTTTTACGCTGTCAATCCTACAAATCTTAGCGTAATTAAAATTTATTGTTTTTAACGTTTGAATCTCGACGCTGTCAGTATAAATTATCGTATCGCAAACGCTGAGCAACTTTAGAACCTCAACCGTATCTGTCAGGTTAATAGTATCTTTAACCGTACGCCATTTATAAACAAACTTTGTTCTTATAATGTCAAGCGTGACAACTTTAGTTTGCAAAACTTTAATTGTGTCGTGAATTGGTTTCGAGTCAATGTTATTAATTGGCTCAGGCTGACAACCTCTGCAGTTAAAAAATATAATAAAGCAAACGATTATCGTCAATACATAAAAACGAATGTCTTTCAAAATTGATTTTAAAATTTCCATTTAATAAGATTTAATAATTGTTAACTCGAAATCTTCCTTATTCATAACCTCCTCAAATTTTCGAATGGTGTCGCCTGAGTGAATAACGTCGAGCTGTCCGTCAATATCTAAATCTTTGTGAGCCGCACCTAAAGCAATGCACCCTAGTAATTGACGCGCATAATTTGCCGAATGTATGCGAATCCCTGCCCGTTTAGGAACGTTTAAAACAGCATAGGTAAAAACGTCCTTTCCTGCATTTTTAGAGAATAACGGAGACTTTGTGTACTTGCAAATATAAACGCCCTCAGGTATGCAAGACACGCGGGACGCATTTTTTTTATCTGGCAATTCTAAACTTTTGCAAGTAAAGCCGTCCGTCGTTAAAACTCCCAAAGTCTGTTTGTCATCTCCTGACGTTCTCGTTAAAATTACTTTTTTCATTTATTTAGGTTTTAGTTTTCGTCTTGAAATTCGATGCTGTTGGGAATTATCGCGCTCCTGTTGTTATACAATAAATGTCTATCCGTTCCGTTTTTTCCGCAACAATTTTTTAATTCTGTAATCTGATATTGTAAATATTCAATCTGAAATTTTTTTTCAGTTCCTAAGTCCCTAATGTCGGACGATTGTTTATAATAAAACCCTGTTAACGTGCATAACAAAACAGCGTATTTTATTAAATTTTCAAATGTTAAAACCTCTTTAGCCATGTTTCAAAACTAAATAAATTAATTTGTTAATCAAAATAGTTAGAGCGTATTGCATAGTCTAGGCTATATCTAACACTGTCACAGCAATGATTTTCCTTGTCAACAAATGCCCCATCTTTAAACTCATAGCCTTTAAACTCACGATTAATGTTTTCGCCATGCAATAGAAAATGTTTTGAATTAATTAACTCGACACCGTTTTTAATTGACCCCTCCCCTTTTACCGCTCTAGCAAATGATAGTCCTGTTAACTCGAATAAATTGCTAATCCTCGCGTCTCCTCCAGCCCCCCAGTCACAAACAATTATCTCGTCATCTTTTGCGTGTGATTTAATTATCTCAGCTAGTTTAAAATCGTTTAATCCACTTTTATAAAGTAATTCCTTTGCAACATATTTACCATCCTTAAACGTCAATTCAACAAGCGCGCAAGGATCTTGAGAGAATCCAAAGTCAAGACCAAATATTTTTTTATCTCCAACAGCCAATAAATATTCCTCGTCGTTAATTTCAGTTATCTGAGAGAAAACGTTGCCGCTTATGTCGCCATATTCTCCAAGATAATAAACTGAATATAAATACTTGTCATAGGCCGACGCTGTTAATCTTTCAGCTCTTTCTTTTATTTTCTCAAAGTTTTCGATTTGAGCATCTGACAAAAATGGGTTATCTTTAAAAGTAGTGTGAATAATATTCGAGTCATTAACGTACTCGTCAATCCAAAACTTTTTCGTAGGGTTAAAGTCAAAAAAAGACATTATACGCGTTCTAATTACTAACTGTTGTATTATATCGTATGGTATGTGATTGCACTCATTAACATATAAAAAATCCCTCTCAGCCGACTTGGCGTCGTCCTCATCCTTGAACGATCGAAATAATATTTCAGCGTTATCAATTTTAACAGAGAAAGGACTTTTAATAAAATTTTCATTTGGTGCGATTTGCTTAAATGAATTATAAACACCGTCGCGGAGAAACGGGATTGAATGGCCGACGATAGTTAACTCGAACTTTATTCCTTTCTTAGCCAAATAATAAAACCATTGACAGAGCGAGTAAGTTTTAGCGGAACGAGATGAGCCTCTTAATACGACGTATCTCTCGCCGTTCTTTACGCATTGTTTGAAGTGCTTAAAATATATCGGTACAATATCCAAAACTACGCCGCTAATTTTTTACGCCCGTTTGTCGAGTATCGCTTTTCATTACTCGAGATAATATGATCGTAAACTTTCACAACCTCGTTATGGTTAATTAAAACGCGTTTTCCGTTAGTTTCGCCTCCGTCACGCTTACGAATCAAAACAGGCTTAACCTTGTTATAAATCAAATTATAAAAATGCTCTAATCCGATTTCCTTTTTTTTATTAGTCAAAAGGCTATCGTTTAAAATATCTAACGCGTCGCTAATTGTGTACGTCTTAACTGATTTTATTTTTTCCATTTTATACCTCGTCTATTTTTTTTATAAAATCCTCGAATAAAATCGGAGGCGTGTCTTGGTTTTGTGATTGCTGAGTGTCTCCGTATTTTTTAGGCTTTAACTTACTAGCTAACCATTTTCGCGCGTCTACTTGTAAACGAGACCTAGCTATATTATCTTTTCGAGTTTGATACTCTCCCTCAGAATTAGAAACGGTTTCGATTAACTCTCTTTCCTTATCCGCTATTTTTAGTATCTCGTCGGCTAATAAATCAGCCTGAGACTCTTTAGCGCGCGCGTACAATGTTGAAAACTCTTTGTTGTCTCTTAACCAAATTAAAACCGTGCTAACCGCTACGTTGTTGGCTTTACAAATAGATTTTAGTCCTTTGTGAGTTGTTGCGATTTGCTCTAGTATATTTAGAGCTAACTCGTCGGTGTATTTTTCTGGTCGTCCTCCTGCCATGTTGTAAATATAGCAAATAATTATATTTAAATAAAATTAAATAGATTGATTTACAATACGTTACAAAATAATTTAATTTTATTTCTTTGTGGTAACAAAATAAACGTTACATTTGTGCACACAATAGTTACAAATTAAAAACATGAAAGAAGTAACCAGAAATGAATATTTAGACTTTTATACTCATAAAGAAAATATAAAAGGTCTCGCAAAAAAAATAGGAAATATTATTTATTACAATGTATTTCATAATGGCATTTTAATAGCAAGGTCAGAGGAAAAAGACGGAGAAGAAACAAAGTATTTTATAAAAAATTAAGTTTATGTCAGAAACATACTATAACACGCCAATATTTAACGATCCGAAACCATGCGAGAATGTAGAATGTATAGACGGGTATATTTTAAATAATATTTGGGATTACGATAACAATGTTTTTATAACAGAGAAAGTTAAATGTCCTTTTTGCGACGATTACGGACATAAAAAATAATAAATATGAAATCACCTAGTCAATTAAAAAAAGAAACAGCGGACGAATTAGAACAAAAAATCAAATCAATCGAGACGACGTTAATTTTTGCCGCTCGTTTTAAAAAGAAAGTCGACGTCTCGTTTATGGATTTAATGACAGAGACTAATAAATTTTTAGAAACCACAAAGCCAATAGAGAAAACACCTAACACAAATAAAAATCAAAATCAATTTTAAAAAATGGAAACAACAGAAAACTCGGGAGAGATTAAATCAAAAAAAGTAAAAACAGTTAAACAGGATTTGGGCGACATTCAAATAAGTAATTTAATTAATCCTAATACAAGTACTGAGGTAATTTGTATTTTTCAAAGTAACAAGACTGTTTTTTTAGAAATAGAAAAAATAAAAGAGTTTTTAACTGAAATAGAAAAAATAAAATAAATAAACACTATGCCAAAAATTAAACTAAAAAAAGCAACCAAAAAGACCGTAGATAGTTGGTATAAAAAAAAGCGCGACTATTCAATCACGGATAACGAAATAGCGAAGTCTTTAGGATTAACTCGTCGCCGTGTATCTCAAGCGTTAAACAGATACGAGGTTAACCCTAACGACATAGAATTATTAAACAAATTTTTTAACACTTTGTAAAATGGAAACAAAAACACATTGGAAAAAAAATAACGATCCGAAATATATTTCTGGAGAGGATTTGAAAGACGGGATCGAAATAGGCAAAGGATTAGCTCCTGAAATGGTTGTAATGATTGATAGATTTGAGGACTCGGAGACGTTCGATCAAAACCAAAATTCTAAGGTAATTAAAACTGGTTTCTGGTTAAAGGATTTAAACGGAAATAAAATTTACAAACCTGTTATCCTAAATAATACAAACGCGGATTTTTTTATAAAAGAGTTTAAATCGCAATTTATGGAGGATTGGTTAAATAAACCTGTCATCCTTTTTGCTCGTCCAGACAAGCGTCACAGATTTGTAGCAAGGTTTAAAAAATATTATCCGCCAGTTACTATCTCAGACGAGAACGCGATTAAATTACTAGAAAGCTCGAAAGACTTGGAGGAGTTAAAGAAAAACTTTTTATCTTTAAGCAAAGAGGAGCAAAGATTAGTTACAGTAGTATCAAAAACCGAATATTTAAAAACAACTTTAAAAGCCCCGGATAATGACTCGACAAATAATTGATAATCTGAGAATGTTATTAGCCGAATGGTTGTTAGGAGTTATTATAAAAATAGTTCCTAAAAACAAAGATGGTTTTGAATTAATTAATTATATTATTGTTTACTTAAAAAAGAAATTGCATGAAAATATTTAAAGACATCGTACAAGGGACTGAGGAGTGGCATCGTATTAAATGGGGAAAAATAGGCGGGACTCGTGCGTCTGGTTTATTTGTAAAATCCGATAATTTATTACTCGAGTTACTTTCGGAAATTACAGAGGATTTCGAGTTAGACGAGGACGGATTTATAACCTCAGCAATGCAACGCGGGCAGGATTTAGAGCCGTTTGCACTTGCTCAGGCGTGCGAGTATATCGGAATCAATTTCGAGCCTGTTGGTTGGTTAGAGCGTGATGATAACAATTTACTAGGAATAAGCCCCGACGGAATTTCGGAATGTTTAAGATATTCCGTTGAGATTAAATGCCCCGAGTCAAAGCGTCACCTTAAAACTGTTTTATCAAATGAAATTCCCGACGATAATTTAGATCAATGCGTTCACTATTTTACAGTTAACGACAAATTAGAGGCTCATTATTTCGTGTCGTTTCGTCCTGAGTCAATGAAAAAAATATTTGTTAAGAAGTTGACTAGAGAAAGTTTTGTTAACATAGGGACAAAAGCCAAACCCGTTATGAAATCTATTAGAGAGGTTGTTTTAATGGCAAAAGCGGAGGCGGAAATTTTGAGAAACGAGATAAATAAAAAAATCGAGATTTTACAGTTTTAAAATGCTGACACTATGCGAACAGTATAAAAAAGCAAAGACTAAAAATTTAATGCTATTTTATGAGACTAAATTAAATCGTTGGCTCGTCTCCTCGAATAATAAATTTAAAAATTTTTCAAGCTTAATAAAAGATTTTAGAAAATGCAGTTAAAAATATTTAAAACAAATATGTCGTTAATTGATTGGTCGAAAGTTAAAAAGGATTTATACAAAAATGAGTTAACGGAGATTGAATTATTAAGACGTGAAATTAAAAAAAAAAATAAAATTATCGGAGGTTATAAAAGTTATTTAAAAACTTTAAAAAAATAATTGTTTAAATTAGATTAGGTTATTAAAAAAAGTTTGTTTATTTTTACAGTCGCTAACCAATTATGAAATTATTTAAAACATCCCGAAACGCATCATCGTCATTCGACGAGTTGGTTAGCGCTTTTTGCTTAGTAGGGGTTTTAAAATTCAAATGAAATATTACTTACACGACTCTAACTCATTTAGTGATGAAAAAATCACTGAGTTATATCTAAATTTCGGTTACGAGGGTTTGGGTTTATTTTATACAACTCTGGAAAAATTAGCTTTACAAGAGAAGCCAATAAAAACAAATGTTTTAAAATCTCAATTACATTTGAAACCTAAATCTATTGAATCAAAAGTACAGCAAGGTAGTGGTAAACGTTTACCGCCATTATACAATGATGAAATTGAAGAATTCTTCTCAGATAGAAAAAAATATCCGAATTTTGGTGGAGTTATTTCAGCTGATGAAATTGGATCTTTACCTAAACATTTGCCAATTGGTTTTGTTTTAAATCTTGATCCTTCGGATAAACCTGGATCTCATTGGGTTTCTATATATATTGATGGCGATTCGATTAATTATTATGATTCATTTGGAGATGAACCTACAAATCAAATAAAAAACGATATTCAAAAGTATTTAAAAAGTATGAAGATTCCTGTATTGCTTAAATTCAAGGTTAATAAAGTTAAAGATCAATCTCCAACTTCATTTCATTGTGGTTATTTTGCTATAAGATTTTTAGATGAAATGTTTCGAGGAATACCATTTAGCGTAGCAACTAATTTTAAAGATAATCATAAAGAAGGCGAACGCGTAATTCAGGAAGAGTTTGATTACTTGTAAAATAGATATTTAATTGTTTTTTTAATTGTTTTATATTAATTAATATAGTTATAATGGATAACCCTAATTGCTCAGAAATTGAATCTAAAGAAGAGGCTAAAATTTTATCAGAAGTTATTAATAGCACTGGTATATATGAATTTAAAAGACCTAAATCATATGATTGGAGAAAAACAATGCCAGATAATTTTAAAAATCCACCATGTCAAGATGAACAAGAATATATGCTTGAAGAACATAAAAGACAGCATGAATCTATGTCCTATTATGATGAATGGATGTTTCAAAGAGATAGATTAGCATTAGAATTTAAAGCTCGCGTAGATGGTAATTGTTTGAATTTAGAATGTTTAAAAAAGAAAGCTAAAACAATTTCTGATCCTTGTTGGCCTTGTACATGGTGTGAAAATTGCGGTTCAGATGTTTATATAAACAAATCATATAATCCTGATCGTGCATTAATTCTAAGTGGAGCTGATAGAAAAACACTGTGGGAATTATTTAAACCTTATGCTGCACAATATGATAAAGTCAAAGCTTTTAGTTATGAATTTGACGTAGAGAAAAAGGATAAGATTTTCAGAGTGCAAAACTAAGCTTCTGAATCCTTGTTTTTTTGTCTTAATACTTCACTGATAATCAAATTATCCTTAATTTTATCATCTATTTCTGTTTGTTCTGGTTGTTTTTCTTGTTCTTGTTCTGGTTGTTCTGGTTGTAAAATAACTGGTCTATTATTTTGCATCTTCTGTAAATCTTCTTCTAGAGTACGAATTTGTATTTCCATCATTCGATCCTTAATCATATGATCGTAATAATTATTAGATTTAAACATTACAAATGTGCAAGTCCAATTTATACCTTGTAAATCAATTGGTTCATCATTTGTTTGTGATAGTAAATAGAATCTCGCAGATTTGAAATTACCAGTAGTTATTGGTACAGCAACAAATTGAGGAGCTGAAGTTTGATAACTAATCTGACCATAGTCAACGGAATTAGGTATAACGCTCGCTAAAATCGATTGTTTTACAAAATCACAACATATTTCTATAGCTGAAACTCTCTGTAGATCTACTAAATTAATCTAACCAAATCTAACCTATATCCAATACCCGATAAATCCCATAGCTTCCGTTACAAAACATACCCATTTTCAAAAGTAGAAAACAATAGTAATCCTTATAGCAATATAAGTTAAATCCAAGCAATCCCCAT